GAGGCCTTTACCGTTTATCAATCACCTACGGCGTATATGTCTGTAAACGTAGTATCAAACCTACAAGTACAGGTAGCGATTTACGGCTATATGGCCACTATCGCAAAAATGCCTAAGGGTATCGTTAAGTTTAACCTTAACTAAAAAAAACTAATAGTCGGTAGGGCTCTTAGCCCTTTGAGCCCTACCGGCCCATTTTAAGAGAGGAGTCCGACATGCCGGCTACATACGTAACCGAAGCCGAGCTACGCTCAAATTTAGGCATCGAGAATTTATACTCGTCGGATATCGTCGAAACGTGTTGCCAAACCGCGCAAGATTTACTTAATCAATTTTTATGGTTTGACTCAGCGCCGGTAGTAGGCGCTACGGTACAAAGTAATGTCGCTACGGTAATGATCTCTAACCCTGCAATTTTTAGCACGGGACAGAGCGTAACCTTGAGTGGATGCGGCTCAACCTTTAACGGCACCTACACAATTACCGGGACTATGCCTTTTACTACAGGTACGACTAATAATTTTCCATCCATAGCCTTTAACACAAACGCCTATAACTACCCTAACGGTTACAGCTTTATCCAATTTACTAAGGTAACGGCAAACGTAAACTTTTTTAGGATCCTGCCTTATGGATCAGTAGTAGGAGCGGACCTAAAAACTAACACCTATGCAACTACACCGGCCATCCGTGAGGCTGCGATGATCTTGGCGGTAGACATTTTCCAAGCCCGGCAGGTTAGCCAAACCGGCGGGGTATCCATCGACGGATTTAATCCAAGTCCCTACAGGATGGGAAACAGCATGATAGGCAAAATCCGCGGGCTTATCTCGGGCTACCAAAATCCTTTAAGTATGATCGGCTAGCCCATGACCGCGCCTATTACCACGCTAAGAGCCTCGCTAGCTGCGGCCTTGTCTAATACTAATGTTTGGAATACTTACGCTTACCCGCCTGCCACGATAACCGCTAATAGCTGCATCGTCTCGCCGGCCGACCCGTATATCACTCCAAACAATAACAGCTATAAAAATATATCGCCTACGGCATCGTTTCGTATTATTTGTACGGTGCCTATGTACGACAATCAAGGGAATTTACAAGGGATCGAAAATATGGTGTGCGCCGTCTACGCCAAACTAGCGGCCTCTACTATTGTAATGAATATTGGCCCGGTAAGTGCGCCTAGCGTATTAACGGTACAAAGCGGCGATTTATTAACGACCGATATAACAATCTCAATACTAACGAGCTGGGAGTAGCGTATGAGCCTAACCGACGAGGATATAGCCTTTTTAATTAAAATTGGGCAGATCACCGAAGCACCAAAAAAAGAAACAAAAATAAAAGACACACCTACAGAAAAAAACGAGGAGTAATAAAATGGCCGTATATATGTCAAACGGTGTAGTGGTGACGCTAAATAGTGTGGCCCTATCCGATCACGTTACAAGTGCACAGATTAACCGTGTATTTGAGGAGCTCGAGGTCACAAGTATGGGAGACTCCTCTAGAAAATTTACTAAGGGCCTAGAGACTAGCACCATTGCGCTAGACTTTTTGAGCGATACAGCGGCAGCTAACGTAAATGCAACGCTACAAGCGGCGTGGGGTACTACCGTACCAATCACGCTAAAGCAAACGAGCGCGGCTGTATCGGCTACCAATCCTTTATACAGCACTACAATTTTGGTAAACAATACGACCGACATTAACGGCGCCGTCGGGGATATTGCCAGCCAATCGATTTCCTTTACCTGTAATTCACCGATCGTAATTACTACTACCTGATAACAAAGACAAGGGGCAAAAAATGGCACGACTCAAAATAACAAGGGCTACAGGCGAGGTAACGGAGCATCAAATCACGCCGCGTATTGAGTACGCCTTTGAATTGTTTGCAAAAAAAGGTTTTCATAAAGCCTTTAGAGATGACGAGAAACAGACCGACGTATATTTTTTGGCGCATGAGTGCCTCAAGTCTGCCGGCGTTACGGTGCCTATGTTTGGCGCTGAGTTTCTTGATATGTTAGTTAAGGTCGAGGTACTAGACGACGAGCCTTTAAGCTAGGGCGGGACTCTTTAACTCACGTGGTAGCACAGCTCTCCATACGGTTAGGGATCCCGCCTCAAGCGGTACTCGATCTTGATAGCGAAATGTTTAGGATGCTTATTAAAGTGTTAAACGAGCAAGCGGAGGAGAGTAAACAGAATGTCCGTAAAAGTAGACGGCATTAAAGAGACTCTACGAGCGATCCGTAAAATAGATCCCGAGTTATTAAAAGAGATGAATAAATCTATTAAAGGGATAATGATCCCTATCCGCGACAAGGCTCGAAGATATGCGCCAACTGATGCACCGGGCGGTTTATATAATTGGGACGAGCAGACTTACGCGGTTAGAGTTAAAAAACCTCGTGAGACGGCTACGCGTAAATTCCCTTTATATCAAGCTGAGGCAGCTCGTAAAGGTATTTTTTACTCTCAATCTCCTAGCAAGCGAAACGCTAAAGGTTGGAGCGCTCAATACATCGTAGCTAACGCCTCAGCTAGTGGATCGATCTATGAGACAGCAGGGCGTAAAAACCCGGGCGGATCCTCTCGCAGCGCGTCAAACAATCCCGGCGCGGGTGCTAATTTTATAAGTCGTATGGGGCCTTTGTATGGGCAAAATCAAGCAAGCCGCGGGCGTATGATTTTTAGAGCGTGGGCCGAGGATCAGGGCAAGGCTCAAGCTGCGGTAATTAAAGCTATAGAAAATACCATCGCCGCGTTTAATCAAGGCCGTTACGACAAGGCCGCATAATGGCAAAATTACCCGATTTAATTGTAAGTGCCGTAACTACCTTTGACGGCAAGGCGCTAGCTAAAGGCGAGAAACAGATAGGCGGATTAGATAAAACCGCTAAAAAATTAGGTAAAGCGTTAGTAGCCGCCTTTAGCGTCCAACAGGTTTTAGCGTTTGGTAAAGCCTCGCTTAAGGCTTTTGCCGAGGATGAGGCCGCCGCTGCAAGACTAACTAAAACGGTGAATAACCTAGGACTCGGTTTCGAAAATACCCGCATTACTAAATTTATAGCCGATCTTGAGAAAACCGCCAACGTATCCGATGACGTTTTAAGGCCGGCCTTTAGCTCACTTTTAACTACGACCGGATCCGTAGAGCAATCTCAAAAACTATTAGCTCTCGCGCTAGACGTCGCCGCGGGCAGCGGCGAGGACGTCGCTAGTGTCGCCGGCGATTTATCACTAGCGTATACGGGCAATACTAAGGGCTTAGCAAAATACCGTCTCGGACTAACAAAAGCCGAGCTAGCAGGTAAAGGCTTCAACGAGATCCAAGAATTATTAAACGATCAATTTAGCGGGCAAAACTCCGCACGCCTTGACACTTACGAGGGCAAGGTAGCAGCTCTCACTATTAGTTTTGGCAATATGCAAGAAGCCGTCGGCGAGGGCCTTGTAAATGCTTTTAGTATTTTAGCGGGTGATGGTGGCATCGATGGAGCTACTCAAGCGATGGAGGATTTTGGCGAAACGGCAGCCCTTGTATTAGCAGGTACCGCTAGCTATATAGATAAATTAATTAAACTAATAAGCGGCGACGGTGGAAGCGGTGGGCCAAAACTAGGAAACTTTAGCGCTCTACTTTTGCCTCTTTTAGGTAAAGGCGGAATTCTTGACATAACTAAGGGCGAGGGCATCAAAGTAACTACGTCTACCGGCACGGCAAAAGGTGATAAGGCCATAGAGGCCGAGGCAGCGGCGGCGGCTAAAGCACGTGCTAAGGCCGAGGCAGATGCAGCCAAACGCCAAAAAGAGTTACTAGCTTTACAAAAAAAGTCAGCTATAACAGAAAAGAATAAACTTTCGTTATCAAAGGCAGCGGCCGTATTTGATAGCACTCGGATCTCTATAGCCGCAGCTTTACAGGCTACCTATGACAAAGAGACTCGACTACGCCTTGAGGCTTTAATGGCCATCGAGGAGGAAAACGGTACCCTTGCATTACAAAAGATTAATGAGCTAGCAGCTCTACAAAAAAACTCGGACATGGCCAAATTAGCCGGTATCACTACGATAAACGATGCAACTCTCTCAGCTCTTAACACTCAACTATTAGCCGAGCTATCCTCTATTAATACTAGCAAAATGGCCGAGGCTGATAAAGAGGTAGCACGCCAAGCCGCGTTTGGTAAATATAACGCCGCTATTACCGCAGCGGGCGACTTAGCCTCTAAAGAAAGTTATAACGAGCGCGTGCAGATCCAACTAACCGAGATCGCTCGTTTAGCCTCTTTGAGTAAAACCTCTAATGCTATCTCTACAGCTCTTTTACTACGTGAGTCCGAGGAGTTAAATGTAATCAAGCGTGTAAGCGATGCTCAAAAGGCAGCCGATGACGCTCGACTAGCTGCACTACAAAAATATATAACCTTGCTCGGCTCTATTGGCGCTGCTACTTTTGGCGGTGGTACTACTTTAGGAGGCACAATGACAGCGGCAACGGTAGCCGCAGCGATAGCCGCTACGGCAGGTACTCCAATCTCAGGGCCAACCGATCCTCGAGTTTTATACGGCGGTATGCGTCCTAATATGGGCGGCGGTTATGATTATTTCAACCCGGATATGGTAAGCATGTTTTCAGGTAGTGGGGCTCCAACGGTAACAAAGGTAGACCTCACCGTTAGCGCGGGTGTTATAGCTACACCCGATGAGTTTGTATTGCTTGTACAAAATACAATACAAGACCTAAACCGCGGCGGAGATCCGTTAAGCGTGGCAGGTACGCTATGACCGTACCTGTAATCAACGCGGTTATTAACTTTTCTACTGGCCCATCTTTTGCTCAAGCTATGATTTTGGATAGCGGCCTTTTAGGTACTAACGTACTAGCAGACTCTCAAGCCTTGATCGTTGATATATCCGATCAGGTAGATGGCATTACTACGACAAGGGGCCGTAACGCTCAAGCGGACGTATTCCAAACAGGAAGCCTTACCCTACGTATCGTCGACCAAAATGGCGATTTTAATCCTCAAAATGAAAACGGACCTTACACAGGATTACTTACTCCATTACGTAAAGTGCAGATTAGCGGCACGTATGGCGGTATTGAGTATCCAATGTTTAGCGGCTTTATAACTAGCTACGTGACGACTACGCCTAAAATGGCCACCGACGTCGTTTATACGACTATCACAGCGGTAGACGCTTTTAGGCTTTTCCAAAATAGCCAAGTCTCAACTATTACTTTAGCCTCAGCCGGTGACTTACCGGGCGAGCGCGTAAACGCTATTCTCGACGAGATCGCTTGGCCTGCATCAATGCGCGAAATCCAATATGGTACTACGATTTTCCAAGCTGATCCGGGTACAGCTCGTACGGCTTTAGCTGCACTACAAACGGCCACTATCTCAGAGTACGGCGCCTTATATATTAACGCTCGAGGATCCGTAGAGCTGCATGATCGAGCCTTTTGTATAGATAGCCAAGCCCTACCGCCGGTCGTTTTTAATGATGATGGTACGGATATTGGTTACTTTAACGCCGTTTGGCGTTTGGATGATACTCAGGTTTATAACTCAGCCTCTATTACAAAAATAGGCGGTACGGCTCAACTAGCTCAAGATGACGCCTCTATCGAGGAGTACTTTGTACACTCCTATAACCAACAGAATTTAGTAATGGATACAAATCAAGCCGCTTTAGATTATGCCCGAGCCTACGTAGCAAGTCGTAAAGATACCCGTACCCGCTGCGATGCTATAGAGCTAGACCTATATACGCCTAACTATAACGATGGCATTATCGCGGCCCTTGATTTAGATTTTTTTGACCCTGTAACCATTACAACTAATCAACCG